GTTGGATATATTATTGGTTCTATAGAAGAAAAATTTTGGAACGCAAAACGTTATGGCGAAATAATGTACATATTCATACATCCTAATATTAGAAACAAATTATTGTTGGATGATCTTTGGAAATACATGACCAATTGGTTTTTGGAAAATAATTGTATGTATTACCAGGCAAGTGTATTGGCACATGATGCCAAATACCAGCAACAGACTGAATATGTAAATAAAGCTAGAAAGTATTTTGGTGAACATAATAAAATGAATGAAGTAGGTTATCATTTTTGTGCTGAACTTGGGAGAGATGAATGGGCGGCATAGCCAAAGGCATAGGCAAGATTATTGGCGGCATTGGTAAGGTCATTGGCGGTATTGTCAAGGGCATAATAAACTTTGTTGGCGATGTTATTGGTTTTGTTCTTAATCCTTTTGGAGCAATGGATACACCAGATGTTCCAGATCCAGGGCAACAGGCACAGGGTATAACTGTAACCAAACAAGGTACAAATTTAGCTATTCCTGTGGTGTATGGATTTAGGAGAGTTGGCGGAGTTAACATCTTCACGGAGACAAATGGTACGAGCAACAAATATCTATATGTTGTTTACGCACTATGTGAAGGAGAGATTGAGGGCGTCGCGAAGGTATTGGTAAATGACGTTGAATTACCTTTACCTTCAGGCGGCAAGTATTCAGCTGGTACTGTACATTCAGTAGGAGCAGGCAGATACAAAGATAGAGTAAAATTACAATTTTTTAACGGCACTGAATCACAAGGTCAAAGTAGTTTAGCCAATGAGGCGGCTACTTGGCCTAAGAAAAACAGAAAGCTACCAGGACTTGCTTATGCTGTAATGCGTTTTGAATGGGCAGAAATAAAAACGCAAGAAGACCAAGATAACAATCCTTTTCCAGGAGGCATACCACAGGTTAAGTTTGATGTGTTAGGCAAAAAAGTTTTTGACGTAAGAACACACACAGCTGGCAACATTGAATTATCTGCGGCATATGGAAGTAGAACAAAAACTTTTAGTTTCAATCCAGCAAACTGTTTATTAGACTTTTTGGAGAATCCAAGATATGGTGCTGGCTTAGACAAAGCAGAAATACACGCAGAAAGTTTTAGAATAGCCGCAGTAAAATATGAACAAACTGTAAGTTATACACCAAGCATAACAGGTAGAGCACTTACAATGAATGCTGTGGTAGAAACAGGTAATAAAATTTTAGACAACGTAAAAATATTGACCGCTGGTGCTAGAGGTATAATGCCATTTGTACAAGGACGTTACAAACTTAAAGTAGAAGATGGTGGTAACGCAACAGACATAACTTCATCTACTGTAACAGTAGCATTGGACGTTGACAAGGATAGAATTGTTGGCGGTATAACAATGGATGGTGAACGTAAAGGATCCAAGTATAACCAAGTAATTGTAAACTATGTTGATCCAGACAGAGACTTTACAAACCAACAAAGGGTGTTTACAGTATCTGGTGATGAAACTGTTGACAACGAAGAAGAACTTACAGGTGAATTTACTTTCCATACACTTACAAACAGCCAAATAGCATTTGATCTTGCTGAAATGATTTACAACAAAAGTCGTAAGCAAAGACAGATAGAATTTACAGCTACACAAGAAATGCTAGACGTAGAAGTTGGCGACATAATTCGTGTTACAGATACAATACTGGATTTAAGTTTACAAACATTTAGGATAACAGGTTTACGTTTATTATCAGACGGCAATGTAAAGGTAGATGCCGCAGAACATGACGCAACGCTGTATCCATTTACAACAGGACCACAAATAGAAATACCTCCTTCATTGTATAGACCAGATGAATTTATGGTTATACCATATGTGCGTCCTTTACCAGACAAAGCATTAGGATTGTTTCCTCCATTTGATCCAGATGATTCAGCAGGAGAAGATCCTAACTTACCACCTAGCTTTGATATACCATTAGAGAAGATGAACAAGTTTGAAAACTTTCAAAAGGCGTATATTCCAATAAATTATGATCAATTTATTCCTGCCTTACAAGCATCATTGCCACAAACAAGATTGGCATATGACGGCGGAAATCCAAGGGTATGTACAGATACAGATCCTTATAGGGTACTTGCCTTAAGTGAAGTGGATATAGGTGCTACAGCTCCACCATTAAGCTATAATGTGCCTGGTATAGGTGTAGCATTTGCTTTTGGTGAACAAGGATTATTTCATACACCAAAATCCAACAGACAGGACGCAAGAAGTGCCGTAAACACAGCGGCAGGATTTGGTTTAGATTGGCCTAGTGATTATCCATTGATAAATCCGCTTACTGAGGATAGTGCTGGCGCTGTAAACGTTGATCCAAATACCAATCCAAAAGCATTTAGAATAATGGCATTTGATAGATTACAAAGACCTATAAAAGGTTACGCAAAAGAAGTACAAACCAATCAAGGTATTGGATATGAACTTACATTGTGTATGCCTAGAGATAGTTTTATAAATGAATTTGTTATTACAAGGGTAAACCAACAAAATGGTACAACAATTCAAGAACAAGTTATACAATTAAGGTCAGCAAGAAGTGTAGCAAGACCAGATCCTTTTTATGAATTTACAGGCGTAGGTAGACCTTTAACAATTACATTTGTTCCAAGAGATATAACAGATCTTATCCGTGTGCGTTGGAGAAAACGTATTGACACAATAAGAATGGACTTTATAGATGACAGTAACCTACATGAATTTAGACAGGATAATCCAAGCGGATACACATATGGTTCTGGCGCATTCAAGCAAACAAAAACAAACATAGAAGCATTTTTAAATTATTTGAACACCCTTAAATTTACAGGAAGTTCAAGTAGCACAACATCATTGAACGTGAATTTGGATATTTAGATGGCAACAGGTAACGGATATTATAACGCAACATTAGGCTTTTACCAAGCAAAGACTGACTTTAGTTGGAACACATATCTTGGTGATAGTGGTGGTACAGATTGGGACGCTTGGCAGTTTTGGGACAGTAATGGCATATCCTTGGGTGTTCCTGTTGTTCCTGAATTGCCTTTAACATTTACAACGGACATTATAGACAATGGATCAAAGCAATTAATAAATCCTTTAATAAACGTAGACGCAAGCCATTCAGCTACAATTACAATAGCACATGGCGACACAATTGACAGCAGTGGCGGAGCAATTGATAGTGCTACCAGTGTGGTAATAAGTCCTAACACATCAACAGTAGATGCCATTAATGCTAGATTCTTTCAAGTAACTATTAGCGTTGACAATGATGGCGATAGTGCTGGTGAAACAGACAATGAAGAAACATTTGTCATACCACACATAAAAAACATTAACGTAGAACTATCTACAAACAAAATTACAAGGACTATCAAAGACCTTGACAGCAGTACACTATCTGGTTCAGTAGGCATAAGGCAACTGGATACAGGATCTATTGCTGGTATAGGCACAGTAGAAGCAATCATAACACAGCCGCACACAGTGGTCTCAAAATATGTTGCGGATGATTATGTAGTTGAAGGAGATAGTGGAGATGGGAACTATTTCTTATTGGATACTGGCGTAACACCATTTATCTTTATTGATAAATCCACTTCTCCTCCAACGTTAAATATATTTGATGCTAATACATTTGGCGCAAGAAAAAACATTGATTGTACGTTTGATGCTGTAGTAACAGGCATGGTACAAATAGCAACGGACAGCACAGGGTCCATTAAGGAGCAATAATGAGTACAGTTGACTTACCAAGCAACTCACCATTTGACAATGATGACGATAGTTTAAAGGACGCAAGACCACAACTAAAAACTTTGGTTGATGGATTCAATACTATTGCTAATGAATTTAATGCTGGACAATTAGGAGCCACAAGTGCTACTGCCTTGATCACAGGCAACAAAGCAGACAACTTTTCAAATGGTGTAAGTACATCAAACCAAACAACAAATTTTACATATACAGGTTTGGATGATCCAGCAGGCTTTGTAACTATAAACGGAGATAGTGCTGGCTTGTTTAGTGACTTTAAATTAGCAGTTGGAAAACACAGCATCTTTGTAGAAACTTATTATGTAATACAAAGTCCTGCGACTACAAATTTAGGCACAAACTTTCAAATAATTTTAAACAAGGACGGTGCTGAAGAATTTGCTAGGCGTGATCTGAATAGAAGTAGTGATAGCTGTACCTTGTTTGGTATTGTTGAAAGCAACGGCAACAATGACTTTGATGTTGCGTTGATAAACAATGTACCATCAGCACCACAAACAGTAACGTTTAAGGAACAAGGACAAACAACTGGTAGTCCAATTATTAGAATACTAATACAAAGACTAACCACATCAATATAGGAGGTATAATATGGGATGGGCAACATCAGGAAACGTAGTTACTACAAATTTAGATAGTGGCACAGATTCTCCAGCATTGGCAAGAGCAGACATCAAAACAGCATTTGACGAATTGAAAAATGTTATTGATGGAAGAGCTACTTCCAATGGCGTAGCATCGCTTGACAGTAATTCTTTGGTACCTGCTACACAAATACCAGATGAACTAAACAGTTCTTCAGGTAATAATCTAACATTAGATCCTTCTACAGACAAGGTTGTTTTGGAACACATTTTGAAACTTAATCCACAAACTGTAGCACAGTTGAACGCAAGAACAGATATTACACAAGGTGATATTGCGTTTTGTTCAAATGGTGACGCAGGCACAGAATGTTTAGCAGTAGCAGTAATAGAAGATGACTCAGCAGGCAATCCTACTTGGAAAGTTGTAAGCATTGGAAACGCAATAGCTACGTCATAAAGTATAAAGGTCAGAAGTATTGACATGAAGGGCATGGGCAGAAAATTTACATATGATCCAGTTGAGAACCAACTGAGGTGTGATCATTATCATGATCATAGAACTTGCCCTGCTTGTGGATTTGACCATATACACATCAACATAACACAAACAGGCAATGACATGAAGTTCAGGCATCTGTATGGTATTGACAAGCAAATGTACAAATATAAGTGTACCAAATGCTTTACAGCGTGGCACAGCAATAGGTTTTTGAACAAGCACACATACCACTTTTAACACCTTTTTTGGCACAAAGCATAAATACTTTGTAGGCAGAAAATGGCAAAAAAACAATCATATACATATAGGCAAGATATAGCGTCCTTGAAACACGGCATTGAGGGCAGAAGAAACATCTGTTCAGAGCTTGCCAAGACGCACATACAGTCCTAAAAACTATACAACTAGGAACGAGAGTATAGACTGCGAAGCAGTGACACGACGGGTAGGGAGAAGCGTTGGATCCCAAGGACAGTGAACAAACACCCGTTTCCAAGTGTGCGAAGGTGATGTAAACATCAAGCATGGCGGAACCTTACAGTAGGTTCCGTATGACTTCAGGATCACCAACATCAAGCAATACAATTACTCCTATTTTAGTTTGAGCGATAGCAAGTACGAGACACGCAAGTGGCGAAGTAAGACAAACGCAGTTTGGCTTTGATGTAGCAAAAACAATCAGTTTTACACTGGTTATGCCTCAAAGAGATAAGTATTAGTGTAGGAAGTAGTTTAGGTTAGGCTGTCTACAAATTATCTAACCTAGATGCCATTGAAATGTGTACCTTCAGACATTTTTTACTCCTAATCTAAACTGTTGTAACTTGGTACACAAATTGACACAAGTCTTGTTAGCTACTTCCTACATTCTACCTACATAAATACTTTCATGTGCGGAGTTTACGGTATAACTTGGGTTGATGAGACCTACGTCAGAAACATGATGGTAAAGTGTGGTCACAGAGGTCCTGATGCCAGCTCCGTGTACACAGACAACAAATGTGTAACATTAGGACACAATCTCCTTGCTATAACAGACTCAGCACATACTTCAACACAGCCTTGGCGCACACCAAAGGGCAATGTGTTGGTGTACAATGGTGAGATATTCAACTATGACGAGCTGTGTGCGAAATATCATAAAGTTTTCCTACCAAAGACTCAGTGTGATACTGAACTGCTCGCATGGGGGCTAGATGAGTTTGGTACTCAATTTGTTGAACAGATTGACAGCCAACACGCATTCGCCTTTTGGGACTCACAGAAACTTACCGTTACTCTGTCAAGAGATCACGTGGGTATCAAGCCATTGTACTATCGTTATTCAGGCCTTAAGGGAATAGAGTTCGCTTCTGAAGTAAAGGCACTGATACACGGAGGCGAAACAGTGAATCCAATGGCGGAGGCCTGTTTCGCCTATTCAGGACTT